AGGAACTTGAGTACGTGTGGAAAATTAATAGCATTAATCCAACCAGCACCAGCTGCAAACGCCAACCCCACCATCAAATACATGGTAATTTTACTTTTGACTTTTTCCAACTCGTTGATCTTTTGATACAAATCTTGGTGTTGTTCGTTAGATGACTGTGACATTTCTGATAATTTTTCAGTGAGTAAATCACGAGTATTATCTAGACACTCATGCATGTCTTTGACGCCTATTTTGAGATCGTCAAGTTTTTCTTCTATTTGGTCTACTTTGGTTTCAACTACAGCTACCCGCTCAGGTAGTGCAGCCAGTTGTGCTACTGCTTCTTTTGTGGCCATATAGGCTGTTTCCTTTTATGTTAAGTCAGGTGCTCGCTCCGAGCCATGTGCCTAAGTGTTCCGAAATGCCTAATGGATACTGCTGTGCCTTTGATAGTATTATTTAGCAGCACTAACTGATTTTACTACACCAAATGTTGATGTTATCACCTTGACTTCTAAATACAGCAGGTGTTAGTTCCACTGTGTTATTTAGTTGATCAACTATGGGCACACCATCTAGATCATTGACCAACAGAGCTACATCATCACCTTGATTTAGAAACACGTCTTCACGCTCTGCATCAAACTGCCAGATCCAGTGGGCGGCTTTGCCTGGTCCTATAGGCAGTCTACCGTTATGCAGTTCAGGATCTTGGATCCAAGTGACGTTTGAGCGCATGCCAATGGCCTGTACCAGGCTGTTGAAATTGGCCTGCTGTCCTAACAGAGTGCTGTCAGTGGTGTCCCGTGAAGGTTGACTTCGGGTTATATCTACAAGAGTAACAATTTGGTATCGTGCCATAATGTATGTATTTAACTCACAGAAATTCAGCCAACAAAAAAGGACCTTGCGGTCCTTTAATGCTTCCCATCCCTAGGAAATTAAATTAAACTGCTGCTAGAGGAAAGCCAGTAACTACTGTAACTGTAGCAGAGCTTAGGTTAACTGGACCTAGACCAGCCGCTGTCTTAGCTTGGATTAGATCTTCTAAGTGTGCTGCAAAAGTTTCTGAATTAGTGCGGTCATATGTATCTGTACCAAAATCACCTTCAACTAGAACAGTGATAATTTGTCCAGCGTTTGAACCAGCGTCAGCACGTAAAGCTGAATACCCAACTACTGTAGCCAGTGTAGCGATTGTGTTTAATACATCTTTAACAGCACCGGTGATACCAAGTTCTGTAGAAGCAAAATTTGTACCGTTAACTGCAAAATCGATATCGAATGCTGCAAGTGCTTTGGTTAGACCGTTTCTTGCTATGTTTCTGTGGCCTGCGTTTGCACCCACGCGAGCTGCTGTGATTTCTGCACCAGCGTTGTCATGAGTTTGTGCTACTGTTGAAATGTCTGCCATGATAAATTCTCCTTAATCAATGACCTCGCTCAGAGGCCGGCAATAATAAAGAATCACCCGATTCTTGTCTAGTATTTAGTCATTTTGGCAAAAACCGTGGTTAATCGGCTCTAAACGGAGTCCAACGATCTCTGGGCACTAGTTTTGAACCACCTGCTACGTAGCCTTCACCGCCTGGCTTGCCGCCTGTGCTAGCAGTGATTTCACCTTCGGCTGCGTCCAGTTCACGGATCACTTCATCTTTAGCTGACATAATTTCTCTTACCAGCTCAAACAGTAGATCCATGACTCCGGGATGACGTTCACTGTGTGCTGCGATCTTCTGAGCTTTGGCAGGAGTTTTTTCCACAAAGCTCATGAACGCTTCTGTGTTGATGTTGTCCAGCTGTTTGGCCTTGCTCTGAGTATTCACAAATGTGTAGATCTCGCTCTGTAGATAGCCCATACCTGCAACAGGAGCCAGAAGGTTATTGATCTTTGGCTGATTCTTGGCCAAAGCTTCTATCTTGGCTAGGTTCTCTGCACCCACAGCTGGTCTATGGCTGACTGCTGTGAGTCCAAACACTTCAAGTGCAGGAGTATTATTAAACAGTTCTGGATCATCAAAGTCTTCTCCACTCTTGTCTCCGAAATAACTGAATACCTTGTGTGCGGCCACGGCCACTTTGGCATCTGCCAATGCTCGCCCTGTGTCACTGTTCACCATCACTGAGTAAGTGGTCTGGTTAGGAGTAAATGAAATCCTGCCATCTGCACCTGTGTAAGATTTACCTGGATGGAACAGAATATCTCCGTAGACATAGCCACGCCAATCTTGAGGAGTAGCTGCTTCGAATATGGGCCACAGTGCTGCCATGTCTGAGGCAAACCTTTCACGCCAGTCTTCACCCTTGCCACGACTCATGATAAACTGTTTGAGTTCTTCTGGGCTAGATGATCGTCCTTCTTCACGACCCCAGTTGTTTTTGCCTACCAATCTAAATTCACCATTGTCTTCACGACCCCAATAGACAGTGGGATTACCATCCCATTTGATTGTGATACTGGTTTTGGGTTTAGCTAGATCTTTCAGGATCTGTATGGCTTTGACTGCACCATCGGATTCAGTGAACACTAGATCTTCAAGGTGGTTGAATTCTCTACCCACCTTCTTGGGAGCAGCAGCTTCTGATTCAGTTAGTATTTCCCAGAATCTCATTGCACTATGTCAATCATTTTGCGCATCCAACCTATGGTTCCTGGTTGATAGCTTTCTACAGCAGCCTTGGCTGGCAGCTCAATGCCCTGCTTGCCTAAGGTTTCTCTAGCACCTGAGACCAGTTCATCGTAGTTGGGTAATTTGATTATGTAGTCTAGAATGTTATCTACACTTTTTACATCTTTGACTGTGGCTGTTTGCCCCAGCAACTGTTTGGCAATAGTATTCCAATCATCGCCACCTGGAAGAGGTTCGTTGGTGTCTGCATGCATGAGTCCAAACTTAGGTGAGTATTTTAGATCCCTGGCTCGAGCTATGGAACTCAGCACGATATGGCGATGTTCGCCTCGGTACTGCCCACGACCTCCAATCAATGATCCCTGTTGAAACTTGGGATTCACTGAAAACATAAAGTCTGCCTGGACAAATCCGTTGACCTGATCTCCTGCGATAGGAGTTTTAAAATGCACACTGTCTCCGCTGAGTTTGACATTGTCTTTGCCAAACTGTGCTATCAATTTAGCTGCAAATTCTTTTTTGTCTACTTCATTGGCATCCACTGATAGATCTAGATCACCCGAACTGTTCAGCTCAAAAGTGCCATCTGGATCTTCTTTGCGACCAGTAGTACCCAACCATTTTACAGGCTTTTTGTCATCTGGATCCAGTTCTTTGGTAAAGTCCAGACCAGTGATCTTTTCTATGTAGTCTATGGTAGCTGCAACATCTTTGGTAGCAATACGCTGTGTTAGTGATTGTTTGTTGGCATCTTTGAATACGTTGCCACCTTCAAATAGTTTATTCATCGTTGATAATTCTCTGGGATTTACGAGATTCTGTGATTTTACGGATACCGCGAGTAAATTTAGCAGCGTCCTGTCCTCGGATGGCGTTGACAAATCTGCGCTCAAGTTCATCTGCTTGTTCTGGAGTATACTGTTTGTGCAGGCTTTCTAGTAGATTAATAGCTGAATTGATGATATTAGTGGCTCTGCTTTCAAACAGAGCATCCTTGTTGCGCACTTCAGCTATTTCATTCAGCTCTTGCAGTATTGACCGAGTTCTAAGTTTCATGAGTGGTTCCGTTGATATTATATTTAACCTAAACCCAAGATTGTTAAAATGATATTATTCACAGAAAAATGTGCGGTCGCACAATACCTGACTAAATACTCAGTAGAAACCATAAGAACCTGCATACACTTACAGAGGAAAACAATGAAATACATATCAAACAAGATGCTGATTATCTTGGAACGCTTGAGTGAGATGTTTCCGGACAGCACGTATCAAACTCGCCTAGATCAATATCTAAGCTCTAAAGGCATTACCGATGCCGCACAATTAGAAAATTACATCAACGAATTCAATTACAACAAGGAAAAATATATATGAAAACAGTTCTCAACTACATTTGGTCAATATTTGATTCATTCGGCCGTGCTCGTGCCGCCAGTCATTTGGCTCGCATCGGACAGTATGAAGCAGCTCGACGTGTAATGGCAGAATAATCAGTAAATAAACCATGCGATTGGTTTATATACACGGTGCTAATGCTACCAGCGAAAGCTTCAATCATATTAGAACTAGGCTGGGCAAGGGTCTAGACCTAAACTATGACAGTCGTGATGGATTTGAACACAATCTAGCAGCGATGCAGCAGAGTTTGGCTGGGGTCAAACAGTGTTTTTTCATAGCGCACAGTCTAGGTGGCATATATGCTCTGCATCTCAGCCATCACTTGCCCA